GATGAAAGGTAAAGATATAGAAGCCACAATTATAGGTAATGAAAAACAAGATGATATTGATGTAGTTACAAAAATGCGTTATGAACTAGTCACAGCAGATGGTGATGATATGACGATGATCCTTAGTACATTTTGTGATGGTATAACTAAAAGTGGAGATTGTGGTAGGCCATATTATTTTAATAATAATGTGTCCAAGCCTTTATACGCTATGCATTCGGCTTTAGCCAATGGCACAAAACGTGCAGGAGCTACACCACTTATATTAGATGATATTATGGAGGCATATAATGCGTTTAAAACTAGTGAATTACCTATAGAAGAGGAAATTAATTTTCAATGCAATGGGAAGACTAGTAAATATTGGAATACTCCCATAGAAAATCTGGGAGAAGTTAGTGTTAACGGTATCAAATTAAGCACTGTAATGATTGATAAGACAGATAAAAGAAAGTGGTTAGAACATGACGAATGGCCTAACAAATATGCACCTTCTTATAAAGGAATTACAGATGAGTTTCATGCAATGTATTCCAATGCACAAAAATGTATTCCAAAATATACACATGTTATTGAACCCCGCATGCATGAATTGTGTGTTCAACAATATATACAATATTTTCCACAAGAAAGAGATAAACATTTGTTAACTGAATTCGAAATTATTAATGGATATGACACTATGAATAGACTAGTTATGAGTACATCTAGTGGTATCTTATCGAAATGGTTCAGTAATGGAAAATACGAATTTTTCAATAAAATTGATGATGTTAATTATGCTTTTTCAGAGAAAGCAAAAACATTTATTATTCCTATACATGGCCAAACATTTGTTAATAGATTGTCAGATTTGGAAGACAATCTTAAAGTTGGCATTGTTAAAAATAGTCCATTATGGGTTGCAACTATAAAAGATGAATTACGTAAAATTGAAAAGGTCAAGCAAGGTAAAACACGGATATTTGAACAACCATCATTGGAATATACTATGCTGGTGCGTAAGTATTTTGGTAGTTTTCTTAATTATATTAGGAAAAATCCTGGATTTGTTACTCATAGTGCAATTGGAATTGACTATGAGGTGCAATGGAAAAGTATTTTTGATTATTTACGTAGTAAAGGCAAGTATGGATTTGATGTTGACTATACAAATTATGATGGCAGTGTGTCACCTCAAGCGTTTGAGTTTTATCGTAGAATTACAGATGAATACTATGGTGATAGATGTCCAGTCAGACACGG